CCAGCCCGTTTCTCTCCCCGTGTGTGACGAAGCCTCACCGACCGTGAGGCAAGGCCGGGTTGACGGGGACGCGGCCCAACTGCAAGGCCGGGCCCGCTTTGTGGGGACCGGACAATTTCCACCCCGCGAATCGGACATACCGGGCCGGGGCAGTGGTCGGCCCGCGTTTCCGCAGGTCGGCATGTCGTGGATCGTCTCTTATGCGACCTGAATCCAGAGTTGGCGGAGGGATCGAACAGTGACCGACCTCCGCGGGACCGTCGCCGCCGGTGACCGGGTGTGTTCCCTCCGGGCGATTCGCGACACCCTCGCGGCCAGCCTCGAGGAAGCGGCCCCGCAGTACGCGGCGGCCCTGGCGAAGCAGCTCGCCGACGTCATGCGTGAACTCGACCAGCTACAGCCGCCGAAGCAGGAGAGCAAGGTTGACGATCTCGCCGCCCGCCGCGCTGCTCGGCGCAAGAAGGCCGCGGTTCCGAAGCGTGCCGCCAGCGGTAAGCAGCGCCGGACCCGAAGCGGTGGAGCTGATGGAGGCGGCGGGCCGGCCGTGTGACCCGTGGCAGGCCGACGTCCTCGACGGCGCGATGGGTGAACGCGACGACGGCATATGGGCCTCCTCCGAGGTGGGCCTGATCGTCCCCCGCCAGAACGGGAAGGGCGACGTCCTGGCCGCGAAAGCGTTGCACTCGATGTACCTGTCGCCGGTGAAGCTGATCCTGTGGAGCGCGCACGAGTTCAAGGCGCTTGATGTCGAGACGCCGATCCTGACGGCGGGTGGCTGGTCGACAATGGGCGCCCTCGTCGACGGGGACGAGGTGTTCGCCCCGGACGGCAGTCTCACGAAGGTCGTCGCCGCCCACCCTTGGCGTCATGGCCGCCCGTGTTTCCGGCTGAAGTTTGACGACGGCCAGGAGGTCGTCGCGGATGCCGAACACCTGTGGGAGGTTGTCGAGGCATCCACCGGGCGACGGGTCGTGCTCAGCACGGCGGAGATCGTCGCGGCAGGAGTGTCGACGGTCGAACTGCGGTCGGGTCGCCCTCGGCGGACGTACCGGTTCCGGGTAGACCTGCCCGCGCCGCTGTCCGGCATGGCAACGGACCTCCCGGTGCCGCCGTGGCTGTTCGGCGCCTGGTTGGGCGATGGGACGAGCGCCAAGGGCGACCTCACAGTTGGCGCCGAGGACCTCGAGTACGTCCTGGCACGGCTGGACGCCCTCGGCGAGACGTACCGGATACGCCCGGATCGCCGCTGGCCAGACCGAGTGTTTACGGTCATCGTGGCCGGCCTGGTGGGAAGGCTTCGACAGGCCGGAGTCCTCGGCGCGAAGCACATTCCGGACCGCTACATGCTCGCCGCAGATGCCCAGCGTCGGGAGCTTCTCGCCGGCGTGATGGACACCGATGGCACGGTGTCCGCCCACCAGATCGCCGTGACCATGAGCAACGCACGTCTGATGGACGACGTTGCCTCGCTGGTCCGTTCGCTGGGCTACAAGGCGTCGCTGCGGGAGTTCCGCGCAAGCCTCAACGGCAACGACGCAGGGCCGATGTACCGGGTGCAGTTCAGCGCGTCGCAGGACGTGAGCCCGTTCGGTATGCCGCGGAAGTCGGCGAAGCTCCGGTCACGGCAGACCCGGACGACACGGGCGCACTACAACGCGATCGTCGCGGTTGACCCGGTGGAGACCAGGCCGACACGGTGCATCACGGTCGCCCACGAGTCGTCTCTGTACCTCGCTGGCCGGGGTTTCGTCCCGACACACAACACGGCCCGGGAGATGTTCCTGCGGGTCCGGGAGATCGTCGACGGCTGCCACGACCTGTCGCGGCGGGTGCGGACGGTGCGGACCTCTCACGGCGAGGAGGGCATCGAGCTTTTGGATGGCACCCGGTTGGGGTTCGTGGCCCGGTCGAGGGGTTCGGGTCGTGGCTTCTCGCCGGAGGAGCTGATCCTGGATGAGGCGTACGCGCTGACGGATGAGCAGGTGTCAGCGATGATGCCTTCCATCTCGGCGCAGCCAAACCCGCAGATCTGGTACGCCTCGTCCCATCCGCTGGCGCTGTCGGTGGTGCTGCGGCGTATCTGTCGCCGTGGCCGTGCCGGCGGTGCGGGCCTGGCCTATTTCGACTGGTCAGCGGATCCGTCCCTGCTCTCGGATGACCGGGAGGCGTGGGCGGCGGCGAACCCGGCCCTGGGGATCCGCCTCTCCCCGGACTCGATCGTCCGGGAGCTCGGGTCGATGGACGAGGCCGACTTCCGTCGGGAACGGCTCGGCATCGTCAACCTCGACGACAACGCCGACCGGGTGGTCGACCAGGACACGTGGAAGCGGCTCATCGACGGCTCGTCTAAGCCGCTCGATCCGGTGGCGTTCGCTGTGGACGTCACACCCGACCGGGCCTCGGCTGCGATCGGTGTCGCGGGTTACCGGGCCGATGGGCTGCGGCATAACGAGGTGGTCGAGCAGCGGGCTGGCACGCGGTGGGTGGTTGACCGGCTGGTGCAGCTGGTGGAGCGGTGGAAGGTGTGCGCCGTGGCGTTGGACCCGTCCTCACCGGCGGGTGCGCTGATCCCGGACCTGCAACGCAAAGGCATCACCACCGACCCGCGGCCCGGGGAGACGCTCCTGGAGATCGTGGGCGGCTCTTCCATGGGTCAGGCGTGTGGCGGCTGGGTGGATGCGGTGACCGACGAGGAAGCCCCGCAGGTCCGCCACCTCGACCAGGCGCCCCTCAATGCCGCTTTGGCGGGTGCGAAGCCGCGCCCGATGGGTGACGGTGGCTTCAAGTGGTCCCGCAAGGACAGCAGCGTCGACATCTCCCCGCTGGTCGCGGTCACCCTGGCCGACTATGCCCTCGCTCTCCATGGCGGGCAGCAGGAGGACACGGCGAACCCGTGGTTCGCGTTCGGCTACAACGACTGAGACGGGTGAGGCGTGCGCAGGTCTGAGGCCACCGGCGTGGCAGCTGTGGGCGGTGCACTCGTCGTCGCTGGCGCGACCTGGCTCATCGGGCCGTACGTCCTCGTCGCCGCCGGCGTCGTCCTCCTGGTGGTCGCCCTGTTCGTACTCAATGTGGAGGGATGACGTGCCGAAGCTGTGGTCATCCCTGCGCCGAGCGGTAGCGGGCAGCGAGGTGGACGAACGGGACCGCCCGATCTCCATGGGAGAGTGGGCCGACTTCTTCAAGTTCGGCGCCGCCGCCTATCCGATCCTGTCCAGCGGGTCCGGGGTCAACGTCGAGGACATCGAGAACAGCTTCGTGGGCTACGTCCGCGGCGCCTACAAGTCTGATGGCATCGTGTTCGCCTGCATGCTCGCCCGGCAGATGCTGTTCTCCGAGGCCCGGTTCCAGTTCCAGCAGATGAGGAAGGGCCGTCCGGGTGACCTGTTCGGCTCCCCCGACCTGACGATCCTCGAGCGGCCGTGGCCTAACGGGACGACCGGTGAACTGCTGTCGCGGATGATCCAGGACGCCGACCTGGCGGGGAACTTCTTTGCCGTCAGTGAGGGCAACCGGCTGCGGCGTCTCCGCCCGGACTGGGTGGACATCGTGCTGACCGCACCACCGGACCAGGCAATCAAGTCCGACGTCGCCGGCTACCTGTACCACCCCGGCGGCGTGGGGAACGCCGAGCCGGTCACCTACATGCCAGACCAGGTGGTGCACTGGTCCCCGGTCCCGGACCCGGAGGCGCAGTACCGCGGCATGTCGTGGCTCACCCCGGCGATCCGGGAGATCCAGGCCGACATGGCGGCAACCGACCACAAGCTCCGTTTCTTCGAGAACGGCGCCACCCTGCAGACCGTCCTCACCCTTGGTGAGTCGGTCACCGCGGACCAGTTCAAAACGTTCGTCCGGCAGTTCCGTGAAGCCCACCAGGGTGTCGCGAACGCTTACGAGCCGCTGTTCCTCGGCGGCGGCGCCGACGCGAAGGTCATCGGCACCGACCTGCGTCAGCTGGACTTCAAGAACACCCAGGGTGCGAACGAAACCCGCATCGCCGCCGACTCCGGTATCCACCCGGTCATCCTGGGCCTGTCCGAGGGCCTGGCCGGATCCTCGCTCAACGCCGGAAACTTCAACGCGGCCAGGCGGTTGACCGCCGACAAGGCGTTACGTCCGCTGTGGCGGATGGCAGCGGCCGCGCTGGAGACCGTGATCCGTGTGCCGACAGGTGCGCGACTCTGGTACGACGACAGAGACATCGCCTTCCTCCGCGAGGACCGCAAAGACCTCGCCGAGATCCAGGCCACCGAGGCGCAGTCGATCCGCACACTCCTCGACGCTGGCTGGGAGGCCACTTCTGTGGTCGCCGCCGTCCAGGCCCAAGACTGGTCGCTCCTGACTCATTCGGGTCTCTTTAGCGTCCAACTCCAGCCACCCGGAGCCGGCGATCCGGCCCCGGCTGGCCAGGAACCCCCCGCACAGGGAGATCAAGGATGAGCAAACCGCCGAGACTCTGTTACCGCGCCATGCGGTTCGAGGCCGACTCGACCCAGGGCGACGGGCGCACCCTGCAGGGCTACGCCGCCGTGTTCGGCGAGGCGACCCGGATCGACTCCTGGGAAGGGACGTTTGACGAGCAGATCGCCCCGGGCGCGTTCCGGAAGACACTGAGGGAACGCACACCCGTCCTGCAGTTCGACCACGGCCACGACGCCCGCACCGGCTCCGTGCCGATCGGCGCGATCCAGGACCTACGCGAGGACGACCACGGCCTCGTCGTGTCTGCCCGCCTATACGACAACCCGGTCGTCGAGCCGATCCGGCAGGCCATCGAGGGCGGCTCTATCGACGGCATGAGCTTCCGGTTCCGTGTCATGCAGGACCGTTGGGAGGACAAGGAAGGCCGAGCCATCAAGGCCGCCGACCTCGACGAGCTCCTGTGGAACCCGGGCGAGCGTGGCCCGCTGCTGCGCACGATCAGCGAGGTCGAGCTGTTCGAACTCGGCCCGGTCGTCTTCCCTGCCTACGCCTCGACCACCGTCGGCGTCCGCTCGATGCTCGCCCATCTCGACGAGCACGATCGAGCCGCGCTGGTCCGTGAGCTCGCGAAGGAACTACGCCCGGCGGTGGCCGAAGCCACCCCCGAACCGGAGCCGGCCGGCGAGCCAGTCCCCGCCCCGGCGGCCAGGCGCGGGAAGTTGCCGCCGCTGAATGAGTGGCTGGCGGAGTACCGCACCAAGAACCGCACCACCGAGCCGGCATAGCCACTCGGACGTACCGCGAACACCTGAGGCCGCCGAGAAGGCACCTCCACCCCATCCACGCCCCACGAAAGGACATTGGGCGATGAACGACGACCGTATGACGGTCGAGGAGCGTGCCGCGCGACAGTCTGAGATCCGCGCCCGGCTCGCCGAGATCGACACCGAACACTCCGGCGCCGCACTGCCGGAGGAAATCCAGCGGGAATGGGACGACCTCAACACCGAGCACGACGCCCACGAGGTCGCCATCCGCGCCGCGAACGAGCGGGCCAGCCGGATCCGCTCCCTGGCTGACGAGCCCGGCCAGGTCGAGCGGGAAGCCCCGGTCGACTACCGTGGCCGCAACGTCGCCGTGGGCCGCCCGGAGAACCTGTACGACCTGGCGTCTGTGCGTCAGCAGGCCCGCAGCATCGACGAGCTGCCCGGCCTGTACCGCGATCGTGCGATGCGCGCGGTCGAGCAGGCCCGTTTCCCGGGCGTCGGTGACCGTTCCGCAGCGCAGGAGCAGGTGGAGCGGCTCCTGGACTCGGTGGACGACGACCAGGGCACCCTCGCCCGGCGGGTCCTCGTCACCGGCTCGCCGACGTATGAGCGGGCGTTCGGGAAGGCGCTGACCTCCCTGTCCATGAACGGCCTCACGGCCGAGGAACAGCGTGCGCTTTCGCTCGGCTCCAACCCGGGCGGCGGCTTCGCCGTGCCCTTCCAGCTCGACCCGACCGTGATCCTGACGAGCGGCGGACAGGTCGACCCGATCCGCCAGATCGCCCGTACGGTGCAGATCACGGGCAAGGAGTGGCAGGGCATCACGTCGGCTGGGATCAGCGTGACCCGCGCTGCGGAGGCGGCGCCGGCGACGGACAACTCGCCCACCCTGGCCCAGCCCACCGTCACGCCGACCCGTGTTCAGGGGTTCGTGCCGTTCTCCATCGAGATCGACCAGGACTGGGGCGCGATGCGCTCCGAGATCACGATGATGCTCGGCGAGGCAAAGGCCACCGAGGAGTCCCAGGCCTTCACCCTCGGCGACGGTACGGGCAACAACCCGTCCGGCGTAGTCGCCACCCTGGCAACCTCCAGCCACGTCGACGCGGCCGGAGAGGGTGTAACGGTCGACGACGTGTACGCGGTTGAGGAGGCGCTTCCGCCGCGGTTCCGGGCGAACGGCCGTTGGCTGGCCAACCGGTCGATCTACAACGTCATCCGCCGGCTCGACACGGCTGGTGGTGCGAACCTGTGGGTCCGCCTGCTCGACGGCCTCCCCCCGGAGCTCATCGGATACCCGACGTACGAGGCGTCCGCGATGGACGGGTCCATCGACGACAGCGCGACCGGCACGAACCTCGTCCTTCTGTTCGGCGACTTCTCCAAGTTCCTGATCGTGGATCGTGTCGGCATGTCTGTGGAGCTGGTCCCTCACCTGTTCCAGCAGGCGACGGCGGGCTCCGGTGTCGGAATGCCGACCGGTCAGCGCGGGATTTACGCCATCTGGCGCAACTCCTCGAAGATCCTCGCCGACAACGCGTTCCGTCTGCTGAAGGTCACGACTTCCGCGACCTGATCCTTTCCCCTTCCAGCCGTGGGCGCGGCTTTGGTCGCGCCCACGGTGCCCACTCCCTGACGGAAGGACACAGCCGGTATG